CCCCAGGCCATCGAGGCAGAGCGCGCCATCCTGGGTGCCTTGCTCTACCAGCCGGACCTGCTGGAAGAGGTCTCGGACCTGCTATCGCCCAAGGCTTTCTACCTGGACTCCCACCGCCTGTTGTACGAAACCTGCCTTAGCCTGCTAGCCCGGGGCATCCCCTGCGATATGCTGCAGGTGGCCATGGCGCTGGATGCCAAGCAGTTGGAGAGGGTCGGTGGCCGGGCAGGCCTGGCCAGCTTCCTGGATAGCGTCGTCAGTGGTGCGGCAGTCGATCTGCACTGCCAGCAGGTCATGGAAACCTGGACCCGGCGACGGCTAGGCAAGTTGGGCCAGCTGATGGTGCAGCTACAGCATGATCGCTCGCCGCTGGATGCCTTGCTAGAGCGAGCGGAGTCTGAGCTGTCAGCGTTGATGCTGCAGGAGTCCACCGGGGGCCTGGTGCCCATGGCGGAGGTGGCCGCCGAGGTCTACACCGAGGTCGAGGCCAGGCTAGAGAGCCGGGAACTGCCAGGCTATCAAACCGGCTTCTCCCAGTTGGACGTCATGCTAAACGGTGGCCTCATGCCCGGGGACTTGATCATTGCCGCTGGCCGCCCTGCCATGGGTAAGACCGCCTTCAGCCTCAACCTGGCTAATTTTTTGGCTGTTAAAACCCAACTAACAGCCTGCGTCTTTTCGCTAGAGATGGGTAGACAGCAGCTTGGATACAGGTTATTCTCGGCAGAGGCAAGCATTGAAACAGGCCTGATGAAAAAGGGATTGGTTACAGCTCAGCAAATGGCCACCCTGGCTGGCACCGTTGCCAACCTGGCGGATCGGCCTATCTGGATTGACGACAACCCCTTGCCTAGCTTCAGCTACATCCGCAGCCAATGCCGCCGCCAAAAGCGTCGCCATGGTGCACTGGGGCTAGTCATGATCGACTACCTCCAGTTGATGGCCGATGGCCAGGCCAGTGGCAACCGGGCCATGGAGCTGGGCCACCTTACCCGCAGCCTCAAGATGCTGGCCAGGGAACTGGACTGCCCGGTGCTGGTGCTCAGCCAGCTTAGCCGGGGCGTCGAGTCCAGGACCAACAAGCGGCCCCTGATGAGTGATTTGCGCGAGTCTGGATCCATTGAGCAGGACGCTGACTTGATCATGATGCTCTACCGGGATGAGTACTACGACCCGGAGTCCGTAGACAAGGGCATTGCCGAGGTGATTGTCACCAAGAACCGCAATGGCCCGACTGGCACCGTCAAGCTTTTGTTTGAGCCGCAGTATCAGCGGTTTAGTGACGCAACCTTTGAGGAGTATTAACCATGCCATTACCTTGTCTGCCAGTGCATGTGGTTGTTGCCACACAGCCTGGAATGTCTCAAAGTTTCGAGTGCCACATCCCCGACTTTTCTGACCAGCCTGATCCAGCTGCTGCTGCCGCTGTGTGGCTGTGGCGCAAGTGGGGCGATATGCTGGTGCCCCCCGGCCAGCCCTGGCCATGGCCGCTGGAGCAGTACACGGTGTTTTATGAGCTGCCTTTTAGCGGGCGGTTAGTGTTTGAGTCCCAGGCAGGCTATGCGCCGCCAGCCTACTGGCGCAGTCCGGTTTTGCAGGAGGTGGCGGTGTGAGGAACCAGGACTTGCTACCCATGACCGTCGAGCTGGTGCCCAGGCCAGCGGCTTGCTACAACTGCCGCCACTACCACGGCAAGAAAGAATTCGGGGTGACACTCTACTGTGGCCTCAACCCTGGCGGGCCAGCCATCTGGAACCAATGCGCCGACTGGGAGGCGTGCCATGAGTGAGGCCAACCGCTTGATCGGCCTACTGCGCCGCATGCAACGCCACGCCAACAATGACCGGGTTCTGGCCATGCCTAGCACCGTAGGCCACTGCCGTAAAGCTATGGCCCCAGACGTTTGCCTGGGCTGCCAGTACCACAACCCTAGCAGCCGGTTTTATCTGCCCTGTGCGGTGCGGCCCTACGGCCCACCGACTGACGATATTTGCCCTGATCAAGAGCCACGACCATGAACTTAGCCCGACAACTGGCGGCCTATTGCACCGCCAACCCTGAAGAAACCAGCCGACTGGTGGAGGTCGCCATTGGCTACCTGCTAGAGCAGGCTAGCCCGGAGAACCTGCAAGCCATGGCAGCGCTGATGCCCAGGTCAGAGCCAGGGGTATCGTTGGCCTTGAGCCTGCGGATATTGGCTGAGGACAGGCGGACCTCGCCCTTTAGCCTGGGAGGGAAATAGCCATGCAACTAAGCCCACAGTCGAAAGCCATTTTCCGCAAGGGCATTGCTCGGACTAAAGCCGCCCAGGCTGCGGCCAAGCAGCTAGCCGCCCTGGTGCTAGCCCAGCCGGACGCCCCGCCAGCCATGCAGGCCCTGGCCCGGCAGGTGCTTGATCCCGTGGTAGTGGTGGATGAGCGCGACGCGGCGTAGGCCAGGCCCCACTGCGGTGGGAGTGAGTCGGTTTAGCTCCTGTGCCCCACTAGGTGGGGGTGACTCTTACAGGGTTATGGTGTCCCACGGGGTGGGGGTGGATCGGTAGCCTTTGAGGCCCCACGGGGTGGGGGAAGAAACCCGAATGTAAACCTATGGCTTATTGCCTGGGAATTATATGCTAGAGTAATTTTGCTGGTTGACAAAACCCCTCGGTTATGCGTAATATTTCCGACGACAGTCAGATCAATCTGTTTGATTTTGATGAGCTCAAATCTAAGATTGAGCTAGGGCAGTCGTCTTTTGTGGAGACGCCAGCGATTAAAACCGGGCCTGCCGAAAGAACGCTAGAAGAAGTCTACGCTGTTGTTGACGAGAAGATCCTAAGTTTAGCTGCTAATGGCATTGCTTTGAATGACTTGCGAGATAAGGTCCGCAATACGAAATATCTGCGACCTTACTACAAGTCGCGTAGGCAATATCTTTTGGACAACGGAAAAATAAGGGAAGAGTCTGTAAAGCTAAAGATTGGCAGACCTGTTACCTATGTTTATGCTGTGCATCCTGGAGATCCACCGCCAAAACGCAGTTTGATTGTGCCTGTTGAAGTTATCGATGCTGAGCTAGTCGAACCGAGTCCTGGTGCGTTAGCGCCGAAAACAAGTGGTTTATCTAATCCAGTCAGGGAGGCTGCACTTAACCGGCAGGACCGTTTGTTTTTGGAGCGGTTCAAAAATCCTGATCAGCGAGAATTTAAGCGAAATTGCGAAAGCCTTGCTGGCAAAATGTATTGCCGATTTGAATGGGTTGACTTTGAAGATCGGCAGTGGCTCACTGTCAGGCAGGTGGCAGCTTTCCTGGGCATGGAAGAAAGGAACATTCAAAAACATTTACAGCAATTTCCCCTTGAGCAGTCGGTTTTGTCAGAGAAGCTGACGGGAGACAGGCTGAGCGCCTACAAACAATGCTACCCTCCTAACCATCTTAACCCCCCTGAGCTACCGAACTCTGAGTTCGGTAGCTCAGGGGGGTTAGAGGGGCTAAACGAAAAAGCCGCCCATGAGTTTTCCCCCCACTTTATCTTGCTTAGCCCCGCTGGTGTGATATGGCTGGCTAGGCAGTCGCAGACTCCAGAGGCTAACGCCCTTAACCAGGAAGATATGATGTCCAAGGAGGCCACCCCTGCAGCAGTAGAGCATGTGGCTGAGGGCGCTGCCAGGATGGCCCGTGATCAGCGATTCGCTGGCCTGACAAACAGCGACATTAGCTTTGCTGCATATAGAGAATATGTTGATGAAAAGTTTGAAGAACTTTGTGAGATGCAGAGAGAAAACGCTAAAAAACAGGAGGAGTACCATAACGTGTTGCTAAAGGTTGTCCTGCCATCTGCTGCTAGGACAGAGGAGGGTGTCGGGGAGGTCAGGGAAACGCTTGTTACCGTCGGGCATCAAATGAATACCGTGTTTAACAAGCTAAATGCTGAGCGTGAGCCTTTTCGGGACTCAGTCAAACGTGAAGCTGCGCGTATCTTCCTTAAGATACACCCAGATGGCAGGGATATTTTTAATGGTGTTTTGATAGTAGACCCTAGGACTGGCCATTCAACCAAAGACTGTGAGTTTGACCATTTTAATTTAGAGCTTAAAGATAGGTCAGACGGGACAATCAGGAATTGCGCACTTCTCAGCAAAGAGACCCATCGAAGGAAGCACAGCAAAGGGCCTGATAAGTTTGCGGCTGACGAAATGCAAATGTTTAAGGACTTCCATGGGGCATGGCAGCATCAGATAAACATGGAAGAACGCTCCCAGCCCTATCAGCCGGGCCTTTTACTTGACACCCAACTATAAGCCGCTAGCCTGTTGATCGTTTGAAAAAATGGACTATACTAAAAGCGACCCTCTTGCTTGCCGGCTGGTGGGGTCGCTTTTAGTTGTACTTTTTGTTCATGGGGATACCCCATGTTTTAACTATGCCACACTTTAGTGGAAATACTTCCTCCGACAGTGAAAGCCGTCTTGATGCAAACGATAGCGGGCTAGAAAAGGTCTGGGTTACCCCAGAAAAAGCCGAAGAATGGCTTAGCCGTCGTGCTGTTTTCCAGCGAAAGATCAGCAAGGATGCAGTGTCAAAGTACGCTGCAGCTATGCGGAGCGGCGACTGGAAGTTTGTCAAAGGCCTTGTTATTCAGATTACGCCTGAGGGTTATGTGCTTGACGGCCAGCATAGGCTAGCTGCGGTGGTTCAGTCTGGTATTCCGCAGTGGTTTATGGTTGACTTCAGCGCTGTTCGCAGCAACTTTGAGGTTATTGACCGTGGTCGCACAAGGGGCCTAGCCCAGCTAGCTGCTATGGCAGGCTGTGTGTTTCACAGCAGCTTCCACGTAAGTGCTGTCAACGCTTTGCGTTGGGACGCAAAGGCCTCAGCTACTTTCGCTAATTACAGTTGGCCCAATACCGAGATTTCTGACGTTATGCACTACTTTCAGCCCGAGCTAGAAGTAGTGTTTCCTAAGAACTCTTCAGGCGATATGCGGACTGGACCTGTTCGCGGGGCGTTGCTGCGTCTTGCGATTGCCCACCCAGATAAGCACAAGGAGATCCAGGACTTTATCGGGATTCTTGCCTCTAACAGGACCAATCCAGCTTATAGCCATCAACTGAACGACACTGCGCTAATGCTTCGTACCACCGTCAGCAAGTTGGCCGGTGGATTGACTGGGAACTACCCGGTTCACACGAAATTTAGGTATGAGCTGTGGATGACGACTTTGATTTTGGCTGGAAAGTTTATTGATGGCAAGTTTCTCAAGAAGCCCCCAAAAGTATATGACGACAAAAGGGATGAAAGTGGCAACAAGATTAAGGACGCAAACGGTAAGTTGGTCCCGGTTTACATGGATAATCCATCCCCTATTTGGCTGGATTTCAAGCCTAAGCACCAGTCTTTCCTGGCTTACGTCGAAAGCTTGAACCGCAACCCTGCCGAAGCTAAGAAGCTTCAAGCCCTTGGCTTCGACTTCCGTAGGCTAGCGACTGACGGGGAGGACAGCATCTCCGCTTAACACCACACCACCCCACCCCAGCCCGCTGGCCACCTGGCGGGCTTTGTCGTGGCTGGCCAGGGCTGTGATACTATAGTGGCAGTTTTGTCAAGACCTATGAACTATTTTGGTTTCTCCAATGCCTCCGATAGCGCCTATGGGCTAGCTGCAGCCCTTAGCTATTGGGTGTTCAAGTGCCGCGACCGGGCCAAAAGTCCAGCGATGGGCACCAAGACCTGGACCTTTCTGGAGTCCACCATTCAGAATAGCGCTGAGGTATCCACCACGCTGGAGGACTACCTACAACGCCTGGTCAATGCCTTGATCAGCCACCTACGGCCAGCGGTCCTAACCGGCATCGTGCAGCCAGAGCAGCGCATCCTACGGGTAAACGCTGACCTGAGCGAGATCCAGGAGCTGACCCAGGATGAGGCGCTAGTCTTTGTCGGCTGGCGGGACTTGCTGCAGCAGATCGCCAAGGACGGCTTTACCGAGTGGGATGTGCTTGAGCTATGCCGGACCCGGGCGGCTATCATTCAGGTGCTGTGCCGCCTGCGCTTCGAGGAAGACCGGGCGCTAGGCCAGGATGCGCCAGACGATGCTATCGACGTAGAGGTAACCACCGATGTTTGAAGCCTACGACATTCACAACCGGCAGCGGATCACCTTGCACTGCCAGGTGACCCTGCAAAGCCCGCTTAGCCACATTGGCGAGGTAGCAGGCAATGTCAGCAACCTGAAGACGGCCAAGCTGCTGGACCTGGAGGGGAACCCGGTTTCCTGCTTTGTCTACTCCGGCAATGCGCTGCGCAATGGTATCCTACGCCGCCGTGGCATGGCTAGTGTGCTGGATGCGCTGGCCCTGCAGGTATCGCCGGATGTTCACCACACCCTATTCGCTGGGGGCCGCATTGATGGCAGCACCGCCAATGATATGGACCTAGACACCCGCATCCGGCAGTTGATGCCCTGGCTGTCGGTGCTGGGTACGGCCAAGCCTGCCGGGGTATTTGGGGCGAAGAATGCCCAGATGGTCCATGGCCGTTTGGCGGTGGGTAGTGCGTATCTGCTGTGCTACGAGTCGGCGGAGCTGATCTACCGGGAATTTCCTGGCCTATTGCCGCCAGATGTGTTGCCCAGGCTGCAGGAACTACTGGAGTACAAAGACACGCTAACAGCTAACCCATTTGAGCCACCCACCACTGAGCAGGTTGAAGCCTACCGCCAGGCCAAGGCAGACCACCTGCCCTACCTGCGCAAGATGCTACGCAACTGGACCCAGTACCTGACGGTAGACCAAACCACCCGCCGCGATAGTACCCACGATCCAGCGTTGCAAAAGTTTCTCCCAGGCGGTGCAGAGGAAGGCCAGATGAGCCTGCTGGGCGAGGCCAAGCCAAAGGCTAAGGGTGAGGATAAGGCCAAGAAGTCTGACCAGATGATCGCCAGCGACCGGCTGATCATGGCTGGCTCCAGGCTCTATAGCCGCTGGGATCTGCACACCACCGCCATCGAGACTGGCTGGGTAGTCGATACCCTACTGCGCTTTGCCGAAAGTCCCTATATCGGCGGCAAGGCCAACCGTGGCAATGGGTTGGTATCGCTAGAATTTTGGTACCAGCGCGGCCAGGAACGCGGCCATTTCCTATCGCTAGCTACTGGCAGCCAGACGCTATCCAGCGCCGCCCAGGAGGCCCACCATGCCTATCAGGACTATCTGAGCGTCTACCAGGAATTTCTAGCCCAGGCCCAGGAGTCCAGCGAGCTAAAGGGGTTGCTCAATGGCTAGCTTGCGAGTTACCGCCCGGCTATCGTCGGGCATTGCCGTCTTCGACGACTGGAGTCCCGATCTGGCTAGCCTGCTGGAGTGGTTGATCCTTGATGCTCGGGGCATGGCGGCCCCCAACCCTAGCGCCCAGGACGTAGAAGCTAGCCGCCCGGTAGTGGATGAGCACATGCCACTGGCTAAGGGTTGGCTGGGCGAGGATTGGTACTGGCAAACCTCTAGTCCGTGCTATACCTACCGCAATGAGTCGGTTAGCAAATTCAGGAAGCGCTGGGCACCTGGGATCGATAGCCCCCCACCGGCCTGGGGGAAGCGCAAGGCAAAGTGGGATACCAGCCAGGGGGCGGAGAAAGCCTACGACCTGCCCTTGTTTGTGCGGCTGGCCCCGACAATCACCTGGTACTGTCAGGGCGACCGGGAAGGCATCGCGGCATTATTGCAGGGCTGTACTGGGCTGGGCAAGAAACGCGCCCATGGCTACGGGCAAGTTACCAACTGGGAGGTAGAGGACCATGACTACGACTGGCACCTATGGGGACCGGCTGCTGAACTTATGCGACCCATCCCCGCCACCCACCTACCCCGGGACCGACCCATTGATATTGCCATCCGCGACTGGGGCTGGCGACCCCCCGCCTGGCTATCAGCCAACAAAGCCCGATGTGCCATGCCAGTCCACACCGCCCGCCTGGATACAGCTAGCTTGGCCGGTGCAGGGCGATAGGATACCCGCCGACCATGGCTACCGGCTCTATAGCGCCTTGGTAGAACGCCTGCCGGGGCTAAAGGAGCTGGGCTGGTCGCTGAAGACGATCAACGGTATCCCGGACCGCCAGGGCTGGGTGCAATTGGGTAGCGAAAGCTGGCTAGGGGTGCGGACTGAGCTGGCCAACCTGGAGCTATTCGGTAGCCTGGACGGGCAAGTATTGCGGGTGGGTAAGGCTTTAGTGCAGCTAGGCACCTTGACGGGTGCATCCCTGCAGCCATGTCCTAGCCTGGAGGCAAGGCTGGTGACCATCAAGGCCCAGTACCAGGACCAGGTGTCACCTTTTGAGTTCGGGATAGCCCTAGGCAAGGCGATGGAGCGGTTGGGGGTACAGGCTATGCCGGTACTGGGGGAGCGCAAAACCCTGCGGATCAAGGATGCTGCCGTGGTGGGCTACGGGGTAAGCTTTGCCGACCTATCGCCGGAGGCATCGCTGACTCTCCAGCGGCAAGGGCTAGGAGGTAGACAGCGCCTAGGCTGTGGCTATTTTGTCGAAAAGTGTTGACAGTTCGATATGCAGGGGGTATATTGAAGGCATGGAACAAACCACTTACGGAGATACGCTAATGACTACTGCCACCGAAATCAACTACTACGTTTTTGACAGCATCACCAAGGATGACGATAACCAGTACTGGGGCCACCTGAACGGCCAATCCGTTGAGGTCTACCCAACCGATGCTGACACCGATGCTGAGCTGATCGAAAAAGGCTTTGCCAAGTGTGACGCCCCTGGGACTGAAACTTTCCTCGTCGAGGAAACCGCCTGGGCTACGTTGGCTGCTTAATACGGGTGCTGATTTAGGATTTCACAACCACTTACGGAGATACGCTAATGACTACTGCAACCGCCACCATCAACATCACTGACGCCCAGCTAGAGGCCGCTCGGAAGGAAATCCGCGAATGGTTCCCCGGCAAGGATAACGCCGCCCTGCGCAAGGCCCTGCGGCAGCAACTGCAGCAACAGGTTAACGAGATGCACGGGGAGCAGATCGACGCTTTCTGCCCCGTGCGGGCTAAGCTCGGTTACGGCATTCTGTTCCTGAACGGAGCAGGTGACGAGCGCACCCAAAACTTCAACGCCGACATCAACAAGGCGCTAGGCCTTGCTTAACACTGGCACCGGCTCACGAGCGCCCTGGTTGACCCGCAAGGTTGACCGGGCGCTTTCTGTTATTGGCCACTGGCTGGAGGCCACAGATCGCTACGCCTATGGCTCAGTCAGTGGCGGCAAGGATAGCTTGGTAATGGCTCACCTAATCCGCCAGGTATGGCCGGACTGCCCTTTTGTCTGGGTCAACCAAGGGCCGTTGGCAGAATGGCCGGACTGCATCGAGCTATTGCACCACCTGCAGGGCCAGGGCTGGAACATCATTGAGCTATGCCCACCTCGCAGCCTACTGAAGCTGTACCAGGACTATGGCATTCCCCTGGATGGCACCATGGCGACCGGCTTGGACAAGCGCATTAATGCAGCGCTAATGTATGGCCCGCTGGATGACTACCAGGAGGCCCATGGCGTGCGAGGCTATGCCTGGGGGCTACGGAAGGAGTCGCGGGGCCGCGCTATGTACCTGAAGGGCAAGGGCGAGCTATACCAGCGCAAGGATGGCCTGTGGGTATGCTCGCCGGTCGGCTTTTGGAGCACCCAAGATATTTGGTGCTATATCGACGTCCACCGACTGCCCTACCCTGCCATGTATGATCGGGACCGGCTGACGGTGCGCAATGGGCCACCTATCGGGACTACTGGCGTAAACTGGGGGCGACTCAGTGACCTGCGGCGCTACTATCCAGAATTTTGGGCTGAATTTTGTAAACACTTTCCGGAGGTTGCAGACCATGGCTGAGTGCTACTTATGCGGCAAGCCCGCCAGCTTTCCCTTGGCGCTTAAGGACAGCTTCACCGGCCATAGCATGGCCCGTTGCCCAGGCTCCGACCAGCTATGCGGGCGCTGCTATGGTGCCATTGACGGCGACGAGAAGCTGCTGTGGTACTGGAACCAGGGCAAAGACAAGTGGAGCAAGCTATGGGGCCGGTCCCTGAGCCGGTTGTACCAAGGCGATGTGCTGCTGTCGCCTGCGATCGGTGAGGCCAAGACTATTGGCAAAGACACCTTCCCGGTAGTCTCAGGCCTGCCCACCCGGGCTCAGATCCGTGGCTGGCTACTGGAGCCACCGGAGCCACCGTTTACGATTGTCGTTGCTGAGTCCGGCCAGAAACATGTGCTGCCCTGGGCGCAGCAAGGCCATGGCCGGGACCATTTCCCCGTGCAGTTCGAGTTAGATACCCTGTGGATAGGCCGGGAACGCTTCACGGGCCTCCTAGCTGCCTATGAGGGGCTGATGGCGTTGGAGTTCAGCAAGACGGAGATCGATAGCGGCCTGTACCACAGCGACAGGCTGATGCGGGCGATCAGCCAGTACCAGCCGCTGGAGGACCAGATCGCGCCAGTGCGGGGCAGCCGGTTTCTGGACCTGCTCAGCTATGTGGCCCAAAGCAAAACCCCCAGCTAGGCCGGGGGTCTGCGGGGAGCCAGGTTAGCACCAGGCTTCAGGCATGGCTGCTTCGATGCTGTCGTATAGCGGTTGCTTTGCTGGCCAGGGGAAGGCTTGCCTTAGGTCTTTGAAGTGGCTCACGTAGCCATCCTCGCGGACTTCAGCAACGCCCCAGGCCCAGCCTTTATTTACCTCGTAGAGCGCCCCGTCTAGCAGGCCATAGTACCAGGGATCTACTGGGGACTTGATCAGGGATGTGTCGATGCCGTTGATGATCATGGCTTAAGCTACCTCGATCAGGCTCATGAGGCGCTTCATCTCGCCGGGGTCATCTACGGTGTAGGCCCCCTGGCCATCGTTACAGGTGACTTCCAGGGAACCTTTATTCACCTCGATGCTAACAATGTGAGCTAGGTTAAGCAGGTAAGCGCCGTCTTGGATGGAAATAAACTTGGGCATGGGTCGGTCCTCGGTAAGTGGTTCGATACCCTCAATATACCCCCCCTGTATCGAACTGTCAACCCCGCTTTAGGCGTTTTCCTTCCGGCCATAGGCTTTTGTTCGGGTTTCTGCTAGGCTAGTGGGGACGTACATCGGATCCACCCATGACTAAGACCCTTGCCCGCCTTGCCGACCTAGAGCCAGCCATCCTAGCTGAGCGGCCAGCCAGCGCTGATGCCCTGGGCGACCTACAACGCGCCATTCAGCTAGTCAACGATGGCCTAGTCAGCGGTGAGCCTGTTGATACCATGGCCGCCCGGTATGTAGCCTGCATGGAGGCCCTGGTGGTGCTAGCCAGCCAGCAAGGCAGTAGCTTGGCCCAGTGTCGGAAGGCGTTGTATGAGCCATCTGCTGAGTTAGTAGAAAGCTTGGCCCCGTTCTTTCGGTTTTACAATAGCAGCCCAATCACTTGGGATAGCCTCAGCCTAAAGTCAAGCAACTGGCTGCCCAGGCTGATCGCCAGCGTGCTGCATGGCTCGCAAGAGAGCTGCCTGTACATTGGCGTCGTCGCTGAGTGTATCAACGACGGTGCTCGGATCAGCCTAGCCAGGACCGCAGACGACCTGCTGGCCATGCACTGGGCGGACAGGGTAAGCTAGGGCCAGTTACCCGGAGGGCCTATGACTGAAGAGATGATTGTCGAGCTGGAGGCCATGTCAGCGTTGCTCAAGAGTCGCCAGGACTTTGACCGGGAGGCCATGATCTTACGGCTGACCCAGATGCGGGACCAGCTACGGGCCGAAGCAGAGGCAGAGTAGCCTGACTCCACGCTACTTCCACCCCGGCTAGTCCGGGGTTTTTTGTTGCAGGCTGTTGACGGTTCGATATGGTGGGGGTATAGTGGAGGAAAGAAACCACTTACGAGGATCACGTTATGTCTACGCCTACTATGTGTGAGTCTTTCAAGGCTGAGGTCAACCAGGCGTTATTCATGTTTGCGCCTGAGTACATGGGCGGCACAGTCGAGCAAGTTTCGTATGGAGATCGTGATGGTTGCCGCTATCAGAAGGATGACTTGATCATCGTCTCCGACGGCAATCGTGTTACCATTTCGCACAAGGACATCGCCACTTACTCGGTATGGTCTACCGTTGGCAAATATTTCTACAAGCCAGAATAGCCCGACTCCACCCACCCCCACCCCGGCTAGCCCGGGGTTTTTTGTTGCCTGGGCACCCTAAGCAAAACGATGGGGATCTGCTATGGCTATTGTCTATATCGTCCTGGGCCTGGCTGCCATGACAGCCTGCCTCCTGTTTGCCGGGGCCACCCGGGTCGCTATCCGCCGCCGGCATCGCTCCTGGGTATCCACCGCCTGGGCCTCGGTGATCAGCGCTGGCTGGGTCGTGGTCGCTGTCCGTGGCCTGATGCAGTTGTGGCACTAAACTATGTTGCTTTATTACCCTGATGGCCAGTCCATCACCATTCCAGACATTGACGCGCCTGCTTGGATCCGACTCCATGGCATGACTACTGAGCCACCGTCAAGCCCGGCCCCATTGCCAGCGCCTAGCCCGGCTGCTATGCCCCCAGCCCTGGTCCTGATCAATGCAGCGGCTGCGGCTGATGAGATCAGCGTTTTGCCCACCATTGGCAAGGGTGCGGCCAAGCTGATCCTGGAGGCCCGGCCAGAGGGTGGCTACCCGTCCCTATCTGCTATCTGGGAGCAATGCCCTAGGGTGCTGGCAAGGCCCTATAGCACCGATCCAGCGGTGGTGGAGGCCTGGGATGCCGACGCCCCTTGACCAGTACGCTAGCCTTACTTTGGTAATGACGGTGCCAGCTACGGCTACCACCAACGCCAGCGGGCTGCCGGAGTCGTTGGTGACTACCCAGATCGGCGTAGCCTGGATCAAGGTCGGCAATGATCGGCTACTGCAGGAGGCGGGCAGTACCTTGACCGAGATCCCGCTAGAGGGTTACTTTCTCGCACCCCAGCGGCCAGCCTCGACGATCCGGCCCGGGGTGACCATGCCCGCCTACCTATGGCGGCTATCGCGAGACTTTACGCTGATCAACCCCAGTACTGGCCTATTGCGCACCTGGGGAAGCTTGGCCAGCTTCAATGCCTTTGTTGAGCGCAACCGCCGCCACCTCGACCACGAAGGCCAGTTTACCCTAGGCGCTACCCTGGCTAGCCAGTACCAGCTCCCTGATCAACTGCTAGGCAAAAAGCTATCAGGGGTATTTAGCTATCGGGTGCAGTGGGGTGATGTGGTGTGAGCCGCCAGCTAGTCAACATTGCCGACCGCTACGACGCCGAACTAGACAAGGCCAGTCAGGATGTGCTGAAGCGCATTGCAGCAGCCTATGACGTTAGCTACCGGGCTATGGTGGCTAAGCTGCGTGATGCCCTGCCACGGCTGCAGCAGGCCGGCAGCATCTCTACGCTGGTGCGCCAAGGTGCGATTGCAGCGGAGATGGGCGAGGCGCTCAAATTTCTTAACCCTAGCAATGAGCAAGTTATTGAGCAGCTAGGCTATGACGTAATTCAGCAGGCGGTTGACTTGGGCCAGCAAATGGCAGGCGACAGCTTGAAATACATTGGCCTCCAGGCCCCATTTACCACCATCCCGATTGGCGCAGTCCGTAACCAGGCGGAACGGTTCAGAGAGCGCCTAGTCAACTACTCCAACCAGCAAGCCAGCCAGATCAGCGCTGTAGTAGAGCAAGGTTTAATCCAAGGCTGGGGCACCCGCAAGATCGAAGGCCAGCTAAAGACGCTGGGGGTAAGCTTCAAGAGCAATGCGGAAACTATTGCCAGGACAGAAACCATGAGCGCCTACAATGGGGCGGCCAGAAGCCGCTACGAGCAGGCAGGCGTCGCTTATGTGCAATGGATTGCTACCCCGGCTGAGGGCACCTGTAGCCTATGCTATGCCCGCAACACCAAAGCCTGGAAAACTACCGAAGCGCCAGCGATCCCGGCCCATCCCCGTTGTCGTTGCACCTACCTGCCAACGGCGTCGCTGAGCGACATTGACACGGCATTTTACGAAGACTACAGCAAGCAAGGCTTAGACGACCTGGAGCGCCAGGGCTTGCAGCCAGACAATGGGCCCACCTACTGGGAGAAAAAGGCAGGCGTCACCCCGGCTAAGCCTAGCTGGGTGCCAGGGCAGACGGTGCCGGTTGCGCCGGTGGCGGCTAAGCCTGCGCCGGTGGTTAAGGCCTACAACCCTGATACGGTCTACAAAACTGAGGGTGAGCTGATTGATCGGATTAGTAAGACTAATTTGCTTATTAGTCGGATTGGTCAACTTAAATCAGGTGAGTTTACCACGGTTGAAGGTGTCCAGTACAGCAGGGAAGATGCTATCGCCAAGCTGAAAGCGGACAACGCAATTGAAAAGAGAAATCTTTTGATCATGGCCCTCAACAAGCTTGAGGACATGGATAAAGCGCTTAAGAGCGATCCAAATAGCTTACGTTTTGCGCCGAATGTACTTAGCCAGGACGATGGCCATGATTGGTTACAGCCAAAGCTATATGGCATTCAGTCAAACGTTACCTTCGGCAAAAAGGGTGACGCGATTTACATCGACGATAACCAGGGCAACAGCGTCCCGATTTATATTCCAGATCCAAAGCAAATGCTTGCCCTTGTGCAAAAGTATCAACCGATGATTAAACGCATTGATGCGGCAGCAGGCACCAAGCCGGTTAATCTAGATTCACAGCTTGACGACTTAGCTCAGATCCATGGCGTTAGTCGGACGGTGGCCAAAGATCGGATGAATGCTGTCGAGCATTTTTCTGGCCCAGAATACCCTGGTATCCGGGCTGGCGATGGCGGGCGCTCAACTTACTACACCGAAGATGGCAAGAAAGAGAACACCACGCCATGGCACAGGGAGCAGGCTAAGCTAATCAATGATTACATCAACGATTCGCCTAAGTACGATGGGGTGATCTATCGAGGCTTTAGGCAGGACACTGTAGACGGAGCGGCCTATGTGGAAGATATTAAAAAAGCACTTAAGAGCGATGATGGTTACGGCTTAAGGAGTTTTAGTAGCTTTTCGTCAAACTACGAGATCGCCCAGAATTTTGCCGTCTTAAAGGATGGTGCAGATGATCCACCTGAAGCATTTTTAATTGAGGTCAAGCGCAATACCAGGGGTGCATCAATCCGTAGCGTATCGACTATTACCGATGAAGATGAGGTCATGGTGCCAAAGGCTACCCGCTATCGCTATATTGGAGAAAGGGTGGTAGAAGTACCGACGATAAGTGGCGGAACGACGCGAGTGACGGTTTACGAGGTGGAAGAATTTTGATGGCCAAGCGCAAGATCAAGATACGGCCAAACCGGTTTAAGTTCGACGCCTACGACGCTGGGCTAACTGACATCCCTGGCGGCCAGGGTAAGACTATCGAAATTGAGATCGATGACAATGCCAAGCCGGGCGCTAAGCCTGATGAAGAGAAGACGATCCAGGAGTTGATCGACGAGCTTTACCCCGGCGTGTAATACCCCCCAGGGCACCCTAGATCCAGCGCTCTGGATCCGTCATGGCTGTCTCTGTCGAATACACTGCCACAGGCATCAGCCTAGCCCAGTATGCGGCTAAGGTTTCTGACCTAGGCCCGGTGCTGAATGCTACAGGGGCCTATATCGAGCGCCTATCCAAGGAAGCCATCATCCGTGGCCAGACCATTGGCGGTAAGCCCCTAGCGCCCTTGGCACCCTCCACTGTGGCAGAGAAGCAATACCGCAAGAAGGCCCGGGGCATCCTGCGCCGCGATGGCGGCCTACTGGCTAGCCTAGCCTTTGCCCGCACCAGCGCTACCGAGGTGCAGGTGGGCACTAACCTGGAGTATGCGCCATGGGTGATCCTAGGCACCCAGCCCTATACCATCCGGCCCCAGAGTGCAGCCCGGCTGCGGTTCTATGGCCAGGATGGCTGGCGTAGCGCTAAGCAGGTCAACCACCCCGGACTGCCGGAGCGCAATATCTTTGATGGGTTCCAAGACAAGGCGATCCCATTCTTTGTTGATGCCTTTGGAAAATACCTGGAGTCCTGATGAACACCCCATTCAGCCTAACTACAACCCTGATCCCTGTCCTGGTGGCCCGGCTGTCGCCCATTGCTGCCCTAGGCGTAGCGGTGCAAGGATTGCCCGATAGCAGACGCGAGAGCGGTTTTGTTGCCAATGATGCGGTAACGCTAGCCTGGATCGCCTGGAGCCC